CGACGTCTGCTTGACTTTTTTGCTGCTTTTCTTCTACGCATTTTTTTTGTTTTTAAATTGTTGTGAAGTATTTAATCTACCAAAGTAATTGATCGGCATAATATCCTGGGGATCCTTTTACCATTCTATCCTTTTGGTGTCTTATTTTATATAGTTTTCTTTTTTCGTCTGCTATCTTTTTACCGCAATATCTTAAAAAGCTGGGATAATCTAAATAATTTGGATCACCCACGCTTGCTAATAAATTGCCGTAAACATCATACACATCTATTTTTTTATTTTTCTTTTCACTAGGTAAGACAATTACATTTAACGCTTTTGCCTTTCTTTTAGTATATAAAGAAATTTTATACATTTTAATACTTAATTTTTGGAGTTTTATCCCTCAAATCATTTATTTTCTTTTCTAGATCCATTGTGTTATATGATTGAAATACAACTCCACCACCATACTGTTTGTTATCGTATTTTTTACCACCTAACATTTTAGCTTTTTTTAGTGCATATTCATATTTCTTTGCAAAAGGTAAAAATGATCTTTCCTCGTCATTTAAGAAATTTAAAAAATGCACTACATATCTAGGGTTACCATTACTATCATTATTGATCCTGGTAAAGCTAATTTTTTCAAAACCTGAAACCACTCGAATATTAACATTGTGGCTCTTAGTGTCTTTGTGTACGCTTTCAGGCTTTTTCATTCCCGCTACTCTACGAACGTGCTTTTTAACAACTCCGTATTTTGTATGCTTTTTCTTTGCTGCTTTTTTAGGTGCTGCCTTCTTTACAACTTTTTTAGCCGCCTTTTTAGGTGCTGCCTTCTTTGCTGCCTTCTTTTTAGGGGCCGCGCCTACTTTTTTACCGTAAACGTGCGCAAACGCTTCTTTTAAAGAAACGCCAGTTTTTTTTCTGTACTCAATGGCTTTTTTAAAATTTGCCTTTGCTGCTTTTTGTGCTGCGGTCATTATTGTTTCATTTTTGATAGTGCGAAAATACCAGCGCCAACAATAGCTAGTGTAGCTAAAATATTCATTCCAGCTTTTTGCGTTCCTGGTGATCCTGGCACTTCTGGTTTATAGTTAATTTGCTCGTTTGTAAAATAAGATCTATTTAAAAAATTATTTTGCAAATCAGGCCTTTGCATTAGAAATCTTCGTCTGTAATTGTCTAAATAAGTATTCCAGTAAAGTTTATCTTCTGGCAATAATTCTATATAATCATTAGGATAGTTTTGACGATACCAAAACAATAGTTCGTTAACGTCAACATCAGCGGCCTTAAAATTTCTTTGACTTGCTGCTATTACAGTTCCTAATCTAGTCCTGGCGTCCTGGTTTGTAATTTGTTGCTTTACTGCATTAATTACGTCCCTAGCTTCGCCAGCTGGCCTTTTTGATATATTTCTAATAAAACTAATTATACCAGGTAGGGCCTTTGCTCCAGTTGATACAATAGCCGCAATAGGTATTACTCCAATTTTATTTTGATTGCCGTAATACATTACTTTTTCTTAAAGATTAAAAACGCTGCTAGTGCTGCGCCACCTATTAACAAAATTGTGTTAGTGCTTATTCCAGCGCGTTGCTGTGGTTGTTGACCAGGACGCTGACTTGGTAAACCAGTTCCAGTATTGTAAAAATATGGATCACTGAAATCTTGCTGTGGGCCACCTCTACGCGAAGCTGTAATAATGTCTGGTGCAGATTTTACTAGACTACTAAACGCATTTTGCCAATCAAATTCACCAATACCATTAACGCTAGGTAAATCTTGTAACGCATTAGTAACTTTGTTTATTGCAACTTTATACTGCAATTCCTTACTAGATCCTGGTGTAATTACGCCAGCTTGTAAAAGCCTATCGCGATCGTTTACCAGTTTATCTCTATACGCTTCCATTTCTGCGCGTTTGTCGCTTGCTGAATAACCGACGCCGCTTAAAGCAATTAGTGCCATTTTTATTTTTTTATCTTTAAAAAAACTAGGTTGTCTTTTTTCGTTAAATCTAGGCAATACTGGATCAATCCATATTTCCTTTTTTGTTCCTGGGTACATTACAGCAAAAACGTGCTGTGGCTCCCTGGTGTTATCTTTATATCCCGCAAATCTAAACGCTAAAGGAACTTGAAAAATACCTTTACGGTTTAAACTATCTAGCACTCCATTTGCAAACAGCGCGTAACTTTTACAGTCAGCGCCCTGTCTTAATGCAATAATTGCGCTAGGGCTTCTCAAAGTTTGCGTGTTATTACTTTCAATGTAATAAGGTACGTTTGACTTTAAAAAGTTAAATATATTTCTAGCCGTTTCAATTTCACTCTCACCGACAAAAAAATCACTTATTTTGTCGTATTCGTCTTTGTACTTATAGTGCGTTTCGACAATACCGTCTATTATGTCGTTTACTGTTTGATCCGAACTAACTACCTTTTTAAAGTTATTAAAGGGCGAAAGTTTTTGTAAAACTGCGTTTTTAGATACCATCAAAACTATATTTAATGTCAAAAGGTAATAAAACGCCGTCCACTTGTGCGGTACCAGCTAATCTAAAATCTGCCTTTTTCTGCTTAATTAACTCTCTAATTGCCACGATCGCACCTTCTAAGGTAGTAATAGCCACCAGCGGTAAAACTGCCTGGCTATTGGCTAAAATTACAGTTCTATTGTTGTAAAAAACATCAGCCACCTTTAAACCACTTGCTAAATATAGCTGCGCTTTTAAATTGCTTAATTCCGTTCTAAATGCAGTAGGGTTGTAAATTGTTACTTCAATATTGATTTTCGGATCTAAAACAGATCCACCTAGGCCAACCCTGGATATAATAAAGCTAACGCCCTTTGAAAAGCGATACTTGCTGTAAACCCAGTAAACTGCTGCTGCACCGACTAGGGCCGCCAGCCATTTTTTTGCTGCCATACCTTACAAAGTTACGAAAAATTGTTCGATTTTCAAACAAAAAAAAATTTTTTTAAAAATAGTGTGCGTTGGTTAAACTTTTAGTTTAAAATTTATTATCTTTGCGTACGCCTGGGCTAGCAAAGATAAAAATTAAACCACCTATTTTAAACCACTTAAACCAGTTTAAATTATTTTCTTTTCACCTTTAATTTAAACCACTTTTTAAGCGATACATACCAGGCAAAAAAAAACCAGCGCTAGGCTGGCTTTTTGGCGGCGTGCTGGGTTGCTGCTAATTTTTTAATTGTTCAACCAGACGCGGCAATAAAATTTTTTCGTACGTTTCTCGTATAAATTTACATAATGTCCACCGACTTTGCGTGCAAATTCAATAAAATTTTCTACGCGGTTAATATTCCGATATTTTTTTGGTGTTATTTCTTTGTGATCCTCAAAAAAAATAATTGCTGTGTAGTATTCCATTTTTATATATCTTTGTCGTGAAAGGAAAATAAGCGGTTAATTAGGGTTAACTGTTTTGTCCAGGCGGTCAAATTTTTGGCCGCTTTTTTTTGCAATTAACTTTAAAAATTCAATATCCTCGGGTTGTAATAAAACGCCGTTGTATTGTATGCGCCAGTTAGCGCCGTTCTTTACTAGCTTAAAATGTTTGTTCATTAACATATAAGCTATAAAGCGCTTAGTATCTTTTTTCATATAAGTTTGCTTCGTTTTTGTAAATATATTTTTTATCAATCCAAATCTTACATAATTGTTTGGCCCAGTTAGTACCCTTTGCGTGTTGCTCTTGTATGTCTGCTATTAAATCTTTGTAGCTTGTAGGGCTGTAAATAAGCTGGTTTATTATATTTTTGTGATCTAGTTCAGTAAACTGTTTTGGGTGCTTTATTTCAGGCTTTTTGCTTTCACCTTCAATAGATATTTGTTGCCAGTTGCCGCCAACATTCATAAGCACAACTGGGTTAAAATCTTCGCTGGATCGTAAAAACCTCGGCTGTAAAGTAAACGTCTTTTTGTCTTTGTCTTTAATTATTTCTAAGGTGCTAGAAGCCCAGCGATCACAATTTGAGCCTAAGTGTCCTAGTGTCTGCGCGCCCAGGCCTTTGCCCTGGTGAAGTACGCCCACAAATAAACAGTTGTAAACCTTTGTTAGACGTTTAAACCAGTTAACTAGCTTTCGGCTTTCTATTTCGCTATTATAGTCGAAAATAAGATCCAAAAGGCCGTCAATAATTACAATCGGGCAGTCAGGGTTATTTTCTAAATAATTAACGATTAAGGCCCTTATTTCGCTAGGGCCGTCCTCTCTTACTGTAAAACAGTCAGCCCAGGTCGGTAGGTTGTTTAAATTAGCAAAATGCTTTATTTTATTAACTTGTCTGTAAAAATCAAAATCGCTGCTTTCAGTGTCAAAATAAGCTATTCTGCGCCTTCCTTCTGGGAAATGCACTTTCATTCCAAACACTACACCAGGTTGAAATGCAGAAGCTATTGCAGCGGCTAAAAATGTACTTTTGCCCGCCTTAGGCAATCCACTAAAGACAATAAAATTTTGAATCGTTCCAATGGGTTTATCGTCAATAGTGAATATTACCTGGCTGGGGGGTGGTATGAAATCGGGCTTGTATTTTCGCTGTGCTAGTTTTTCTTCTAAGGTTATTTTGTTTTGTCCGTCTATCATTAGATCCTTTGTAAAAAAGCGGTTAATACAGCTGCAATAATTAGGGCTATTACAGCTTGCTGGTTGTTAGTTAATTGAAATAACTGGGTTAGCTTCTTTTTCATTTTCTATTTTTTCTAGGGTTAAAAAATATTCGTTTGCTAGTGTTTCGCACTCTCTTAAAAGTGTTGATAGGCCTATTTTACTGTGATTATTTTGCATTTCTTTGGCGCAAAGGATCTGCAACAAAACGTGTTCATATTTTGTTAAGCCTGGTATTGGTGCAATCAAGCGGCCAAATTGATCCTGGACTGGCATAACTGGAAAAGCTGGGGCATTTTTATCAATTTTCATTTGGCTAGTTTTTAAAGTTCTGTATTAATTTTTTTCTCTTGTACTGTAATCGACAAAAATTTATTGCCGTTCTGGCTGTCTTTGATCCAGCCAGCAACTTTGTAAATTTTGTCATTCAATTTAAAAGATCCGCTGTAATCTGGATCAGCGTCTTTTTTCTTTGGCCATTTGTTCATTGATCCGTAACCGTCTTTAAGGTTTTTTTCGTAGTCGTTCATTTTGTTGGGTTTAAAAAGTGATAAATTTTGAATAGGTAAAAAAGTATAAAAGCGCCAGTGTAGGTTAATATACATACTGGTATGCTTACCGCAATAAAAAATATTATTGCAGCTAATCTAATTAGTTTGCGTCGCATTGAAAACTATTTTCTAGTCGTTTAATTTCGTGCTGGTAATGTTCTAGGGCCGCGTCTATTAAGATCCTTATTTCAAAACAAAGATCAAAGGGCAAATCGTTTTCATTTAACGATAAAAACTTACCGCTACTAGAATAGAAAAAAAATGTGCATTGTTCGTACGGTGATAGTGCGCGTAACGCTTCGAGGCGTAAAATTTTGTGTTGTAAGCTGGCTATTTCGCCCAGGATCTTACTGTCGGTTTTTAACTGCATAAATAGGGTTTTTGTTTGTCTTTGGTAAAATTATAGTAAAAACGATTAAACTACCAAATTTATTTTTGTAGGGGCATAAAAAAGCCCAGTATAGACATACCAGGCTTCCTTTTTGTACTAGACCATTGAAATTTATCTAACCAACTTGCTTCTTATGCTAAAAATAGCGCTTTTTCTTCATTTCTACGACGTGTAAGCCCAGGTAAAACTTGAAGTTTACCCTGAACCATACCTTTATTCCACCGTTCAAACTGGGCCGCCACTTGATCTTTAGGTGCGCGGCTATTTAATAGCCTTAACAAAGTACTTCTTTGAAAGGCACCAATACCTACATTATACACAAAACTCGTTAAACTATCAAGCTGGTTTTTTGTAATAGGTACCTTTACAAGCCTTTTAATTTGCGGAACAATAGTTTTGGTTTCTTTTCTTAACCATTCTACAGCCTTTTTTTGTGTTATTTTGTCGCCGAGCATTACTTTACGGTTTTTATCGTAATTAAACGTACTTCCATAACCCACTGTGGGGATCCCAACTGGATCTATATAAGCGGTCAAATATTTATTAATGTCGTCGGCTTCATACTTTTTTATCAGTTCTTCTGCCATTGATCCTAGTGCCATTCGATTACTATATAAAATAATTGCAGCTGCAACAACTACCAAAATCGTTTTTGTTTGATTAGTCATTACGGACGGTTGTTTAAATTAATGTCTGCGTCCTTTGCTGCAAATAAACCCAGGCCGCTTAATATTGCTGTAACGCCACTAGGGACGTCGCCTTTTAATACTGTTGCAATTCCAGTTATTACGGCCCCTAGGCCAAATAAACTCGTTTTCCAGTTCTTAAACATATCTTTTTATTTTTTTGTAAAAAAATCAAGTTTTGTTTCAATGCGCGCCAACCTATCCAATATTTCAGTATTGGTATTATTGTGCCTGGCTAGATCACGTTCAATTTTATCTAACCTATTTTTGGTTGTAAAATAAAAACCACCGCCAGCGGCAATAAAAATACAAATACTAAATAACAGATCCGTCGCCATTTTCCTCTTTTAATATTTCACGCGCTATTGCATTGTAAGCGTCTGCGGCTGTCATAGCTGCCGTTAAGTTTTCAAATAAACCGCTTTTACTAGCCGCGTCTAAAATTTGTTTTAAAATTGCAAGTGCTTGTTTGGTTTCCATTGGTTTTGTATTTTAAAGATTAATTAAGCTAGTGTGATGTTAAGTTGACTAGCGGCCCACTGGTACGCTGCCAGGTTAATATCTGCGCTAGATCCCCAAACGTCATAATCTGGCTCTCCCATTGTTAAATTGCCGTCTGCAAGTTTAACTGCGTCTGCGTCTAATAACTGCCAGTAAAATGTTGCGCTATTTAATAAATTGTCATTAATAATAATTAGGTTAAATAGGCTAGCTGTTTGTTGCTGGCCGTTTACCCAAATTTGAATAGGTTGTATTTGTTTCATATTATTTTATTTAAGGTACTATTGTTAAAACTCCTAAATTACTATATACGTCGCCACTTGATAAACCAGTTGCGCTTGTGGGGATTCCAGCTATATTTATTGTAGTTTGTTTTATTGTTAATTTATCTACATTATTTGCTCCTAATACAAGCGAATTACTACCACCATTTCCATAAATTTTTGAACTTCCACCACCAGCAGCATTAATATAAAACAAACCTGTATAACCACCAGCAGTTCCACTAATTGTTAATGTAGGATTACCAGAAGCATTTATTGTTACATCACCTGACAATAAACTTGTTCCAGCAACTTGTAACTTTTGCCCCGCGTCTGTTGTTGTGTTGATTAATAAGTTTCCGTTATCAACTAATCTCATTCTTTCAACTCTTCCAGCAGTACCTATTAGAGTTGTTCCAAAAAGCAAAAAAGATCCTTGATTTGTAGGGGTAAAGTTTTCAGCTGCATACATATACATACCAACACGACCGCCACCGCTAAAATTAGTTCCGTCATAACCTCTTGCTCCTATTGATCCTAATAAATCACCAGCTGTTACTGCTGTTGGTGCTGCATATGTTCCTTTCGCAAATCTTAATATAACATTAGCGCCAGCAGTTCCGTAACTTTCAAAATTTACTGGATCATTAAATCCGTCGGCAACATCAGCAATAACATCTAAAACCTTAAATGCACTTGCATTTGCTTTACCAAATACACCTTTTAAACTAAAATTTGCATTTCCCGTTATTAATGAAGTTCCGCTAACTTGTAGCTTTTGGCCCGCGTCTGTTGTCGTTCCTATTAAAAAGTTACGGCTTGCGCTTATTCTAGCTGCTTCCTGGACGTTTGTAGTGTCGTAAATACCAAATAAAATAGGGCTTGCAGTTGTTGATCCGTTAAAAACACACATATCCCTATCCGCACTACCCTGAATAAAATTATTTGTAGCTGTTGAAATACCCAGGCCAATTCTTTTAGTCGGCCCAGTTGCAGCGCTATCAATTCTTAAACTAGGCGCTGTTGCACCAACTATCTGGATCCCGTTGTCGCTAGTTGCACTAGAAACGACTAATTTTCCAGATCCAACAGTTGTAGTGCCAATTAAAACTTGGCCCGTTGTCTTTTTAACTGTTAATGATTGTAAAGCTCCTACTACATCAAATATTTCAAAATCATTAGCACCAGCGTTGTATAAATTACCAATACGCCATAAAGAGGTGCCGCTATTTTGAAACGCTATTCTAGTATCGTTTGTAGCAACTGTTTGATTAAGTTGCAAAATTGTATTTGTGGCGTTGTGTATATCAAGCGCCGTTCCTGGTGTATTTGTATTTATACCTAAACGGTTATTAACACTATCCCAAAACAAATTATTTGTTCCAGTAATAGTACTAGCACCGTTCCAATATGTAACTTGTCCGGCTGCACCAGTACCGGTAACTGTACCAGTTCCAGGGCCACCAATTAGATCCCAAGTTGTTCCATTATCGCGGTAAAACGCAAATGTGTCTGTACTCACAAAGATCCTACCAACAAAACCAGCTGCGGGCCTATTGGCTAACGTGTCGGCGTAAAACGCTGGCGTCTGTCTTTGGTTTAATATTGATAAATCTATTGCTGGCATTATATTATGTAATTTTTCTTAACAGTTACTAGGTTATTAAAACCCCCTGAATTTATGAAATTTGCAAAGAAACGGCGCGTTGTAAATTCGCCAGCGTTCCCCTCAATTTGTAAACTTTGATTTTGTTGCAGCGTTACGTTTTCAATCTGTACGGCATTAGTTCCGTAATTGATAAATAAAATACTGTTGCAATCGCTGGTAACGTAACCGCTTACGTCGTAAGTTGTAAAGTTTACGTCGTATTTTACTAGATCCGCTGTTACTTTATATTCGGCCATTTTTTTTTAATTAAAGGTGAAAAGAAAATTAAATAGTGAACGGTACGCCCATTTTTTTAACTCCACTTACCTGGTTAACGTAATATGTTTGAAATACGCCGTCAGGCTCATACGTTAGTTTGCGGCCTGGCTCGTTAAAACTAATAATTTGATCGACAATAGTTTCACCTTCCATAATTTCATTTGATTGTGTATTAGGTGAATACTCAGTTTGTATTTGTATCTGCGTTTGCGATACTTCGCTTGTACCTGGTTGATCTGTAAAACCTGGTTGCTCAATTTTTATGGCTTCTTTTTTCTTATACATAAAAAAATACCAATAAGCTGCGCCCGCTGCTAGTAATAAAATTAAATTTCTGTTTTTCATATTTCAAAAAGTGCTTTTTCTTCGTCGGTTAATAAATCTGCTGGATCCGTAATAAACTCACCTTCTAGTGGGCCTATTTCAATAGATCCGCGTCTTTTTTTCTTTTTAGTAGCTGCGTAAACAATTACGCCACCTAGTAAAAGTAATATCAATAAACTGCCCTTATCTTTCATTTTAATAGTTTTTTAAACCGTTAACGTATTTTATTAACTGGTTAACCTGCTCCGAACTAAAACGATCCGCGGGCCAACTTAATGCACTCCCACCCTGTAACCAGCTTAACAAATCTTTGCCTTTTGCCTGGTTAAATTTGTCTGCTAGGTAACTTACCTGGCTTTTTGCTTTAAGCTGCTTAAATACGCCTAAAACAGCGTCGAAATCGTCGCTAAAATAGCCTGGTGCGTTCCAGATCGTTTCAATATATTTATTAACATTGGCGTTTGTTAAAATTAAGGCCCCACCCTTACGCCAATAGTTAGGGTTCCAGGGGCTACTAGGGCTACTTAATTGCTTCTCAATTTCTAACTCCTCGCTACTTTTTTGCAGCCCTACGCTTTCTAGTATTGGCTTAATAACTTTGGTATAACCAAAGTAAACCACTACTAAGCCAATAATTAACTGGCTATTGTCTTTTAAAAAATTACTTTTAGCCATTACAACATAAATAATAATGATGAAAGTTTTGCGTTACTCATTTCATTTAATTTTCTCAAATGATCTATTGAAACGCCTTTACTCATTAATGATCTTAAAATTTCTACTGCTTCTGCTTCATCACCTATCCCAGCTATTGCAGTAGGCGCACCGCCTTTTGTAATTAGCCCGGACATTAAGGACGTAACGCCAGCTATTAACATTTCCTGAACTTGCGGACTGCTTAACATTTGATCAATCGGGCTTTTTGGTGCTTCTTCTTCTTCTTCTTCTATTTCGTCTAAGGCCTCAATAGCTGCTATTCTGCTGGCTAACATTTGGTTTTGTTCAACTAGCTTTTCTAGTAACATCTCAGTTCTAGGGCTACCGATACCAGCCATTGATTGCATTGGCATTAATTGCTGGGGCCTATTTAGCTGAAAAGAAATACTGGTAAGAACTGGGCTATTTTCTTTTTTAGAACGGCCCCTACCAGTACTTCCCTCGCTAATAACTTGTATTAAATACGGGTTGTAATTTTCTATGTTATTGCGCAACTGTGTAAGCGCGTTTAATAATTCCTGGCGTCCTATTTCTTTCTCGCCTACAAAATTATAGCGCAAATATTGCGGCGTCGGGTTGACGCCAGCAAATATTCTATATTCGCTTCCTTCTGCTGCGTCATAAAAATTTATGACTTCATCAATAGTAAATATTTCGGGCCTAAAAGCTGCCATAACATAAAAATTTTACAAGTAGTAATAAA